ATTTACATATATGTTTTATTGTATGGTGGTGTATCACCTAAATGTTTCCACGTATTTAAACAATCATTTTTTGGTGTGAATGGAGGAGGACTTGCCAAAGCAGATTCGCTAGATGTTAAACTAGGAGGAGCACCTGTAGAATAAATGTGAGAATTGGCTACATTTGACATATATTGACTATATCCTCCTTTCATATTCTTTCTCTTCTTGGTTCCCTTTCTTTTCTTGGTTCCCTTTCTCTTCTTGGTTCCCTTTCTCTTCTTGGTTCCCTTTCTCTTCTTGGTTCCCTTTCTCTTCTTGGTTCCCTTTCTCTTCTTGGTTCCCTTTCTCTTCTTGGAACCACCGACATTAACATTATAACATTGACTATTTAATTCACGACTAATGGGTGGGTATCCAGAACCAGCGAAGACAGATAAATCTTCACCATCTGTGGGTTTGTATGTATAGTAAGGATTACCACCTGTACCATAACCTCCTGATTGCGAAGACGCATCCATATTAGTATCTGAATTTATGCCAGCATTATCATTCTTTGAAAATTCAGCTAAATGAACCGATCCCCCGAGACCTGTACCAGATGTAGAGGCTAATGATTGGTCTTTTGAGAAACCATAACCATAACCCCCTGTATATTTTCTTCTTCTTGATTTTCTTCCTTTTCGTTTGCCTCCTGATTTTATTTCATACATACCAGATTGATTTAATGCACTTGCACTAGTGGTTGAACCGCCGCAACCAGCAGCAGCCCCAACTTTACTAGAGAATCCTGGATTTGAAAAATGAGAATTCTGAGAATTAACTAATCCTGCCTGTTGAACTAATGACATATATATATATACTTTGTATTAAAAAGTACAAACCTAATTATTTTTAAGTAGGTCGTTTTTAGATATGACAAGCGCCTTTTCATTTACCTTTACTGGAATATATTTATTGGTTCGCTTATTAAACATACATTCCATATGAACGCATTTGTCCAAATTTACATATTTATCATCATTCATATTTTCAAAATCATCTTCATCATCGCTTTCTTCTAAAGCGTCTAGGTTGACGTTTTCCTTTATATTTCTAAATAAACTGTTCATCATTTTACTTGTTTTAAAATCAGGAATAGATGCTATATCGTATTTCTCAAGATCACCTATTTTATTTTTATAATATAGATAATATATATCGGCTTGAATATCAGGTTTTACAGCAAAAATGATTATAATATCATCCTCGTCAATATCGATATACTTGCTACTATTGTATGTTCGCAATTTTGAATTATTATTTCTATTTTGAATAGAATATATTTTGTATGGCAAATTCTTACAAGCCATAATTGCATCTTGAAAATTATTTGTAATAATAGGCAATCCCATAGCTACACCATTATTAGTTATGATACATGGTTTAATTTCAGTATTTAATATATTGTTAATTAATACCAATTTTTGTTTTTCAGTTATATTTTCTAGAGGTTTTCCTTTATAAAAATGAATATTTTCAATGGAAAAATATTTTCTACTTTCAATCGAGAATAGAGTTCCATAAAAGATTGTTCCTAATACTATCTTTTTTTCAAACATTTGTGGAATGATAAACATATCTCTTATGTTTTTTTGAGTTCCAGGGACGACTTCAATAAATACACATACCTTTTTATCTTCAAAATAGGTAAACCATATTAGGTGTTTTTTTCCTTTTGGGATAAGAACATACATGTCGCTAGAAACTTTCTTATGGAGATTTTCATAAGAAAGTTTCAATTCAGGTAATCTTCGCAATAATTTAGATTTATCTTCGTGTGACAATTTCATTAATTAAATGTACCAGAATCCCTTTAATATGTTTAAAAATTAGAATAACCATTACCAGAAAAGTTATTCGAGGATTCTAATTTATCTAGCGTTAATATTTCATTTGGACTATTGCTACTTTTATCTGAGCTTAACTCTTTTAAATAATTTTTCAGTTCATTTTTCATATTATCGTCTGCTTCTGGAACTATTTTACCTTCGATTGGCTTTATAGTATTTTTCATTGTGTCAAATAGTGCCTCATATTGTCTTTGAGGTTTATTTACTAAATCTTTTACTTTTGGAATTGTTAGATTCGTTTTGAAAAAAGTAAATAAATAATGAACTAATATTATTAATATCAATGATATTGTACTCATTTGAATTATCCATGGAAGCATACTATTATATATTAATTATAAAGTTTTAAGAGGGATAAGAACGTAATCAAATCCTCTTTGACCGAATGAGTAATATCATTTTCATCTGTTTGAAAATAAATACTTTTATTATTCTCAATATACAATGTCAATAAGCTATTATGCTTTAGTTTATATTTATCTACGTTTAATTTGGTGTATTGTAAATCAATTGGAATATAATAAGATTCTTTCCGTTCATTATCTTCATTTTGTAGATTAAGTCTAAATGATGTATCTAGTTCATATTCTTTAACAGTTTCATATGGTTTCATTTTATAGATCTTATCATTTACTATTTCGTAAATCATATTATTTGATTCAAATTGTATCTTTTGAAATGATTTTAAAAAATATGACTGAATACCGTGTGTATAAATATTGTTCTGTTCTGCTGGGACGATTAACATGTTTATAATATATAGATTAAACCATTTAAACCTATTTGTGTTTAATATTATTAATATGGTCATGATAATTGTTATTGATAAAACTGGTGAACTTAAGTGTTGTAAGTTTAATGTAGAAAAGGATGAATTATATAAGAAGTGCAAATTTAAAAAGCCGGATAATTTCGAATTAAGACATACATGGAATGCGAAGAAGAATAAATATTCTTTCACTAAAGTTTCATTATATGCTCGTAATATAGGCAAAGCAACTACTGAGAATAAATATGATTTACCGCCACCAATTGATAGTATTTTATACTTTGGGTCTATGTCATTAACAGCAGAAGATGACGATGGGTTAGTTGATTTAACCGTAGAAGATTGGAAAACATTTTATGAAGAGTTGTTTGGTGGTTTTGAAAATCTTGCAGATACAGCAAAGGAAGATGAAAACGAGTCGGATGAACTTGAAGATGTTCCTTCTGAAATGAAAACAAAATCAGGATATTTAAAAGACGATTTTGTTGTAGAGGATACTCTTATTGAAACTGGAACTGGAACTGATAATAGTGATGAGGATACATTTGAAGATGAATCATCTGAACTAGTCTATGACGAATACAGTTATAGTGATGAGGATTAATTTATTGTTATTAATGTTATAATTTACATTTCAAATAATATTATTTAAAATGTAAATTATAAAAAATTGATTAAAGAAAAGGCAATATAATATAATTAAAATAGGATAATGCGTAAAATAGAGAGCCCCCAAGAGTTTCGTAATAATATTGCTGTTAAATTAAATGATTTATTAGATGACCTAGAATCGTGTAAAAATTTGGAAAAAGGCATATATAATTATTCATTAGATCATGCAACTAAATTAAATGTAGTAAAAAAATGGGACAATAGTTATTTTGTCAGGATTTATCTGGATAGAATAAGAACAGTATATGTAAATTTAAAAAACGAAAATATACAAAAACTGATAATTTCAAAGGAACTAAAAGCACATAAACTGGCATTTATGACACATCAAGATATGCAACCTGATAAATGGAATGCTCTTATCCAGGAGAAAAAGATTAGAGATGAAAATAAGTATGAACCCAAGATTGAAGCATCTACAGATGACTTTACATGTTGGAAATGTAAGTCCAAAAAATGTACTTATTATCAGTTGCAGACTAGATCAGCGGATGAACCTATGACGACCTTCGTAAGTTGTTTAGAATGTGGTAATAGATGGAAATGTTAAACAATTAAAATTGGATTAATCTTCTTAGATATAATTTCAGAATTTATTTTGTATTTATCTCGTATCATCATATAAATCGAAAGACATATTATAATTATAATTAAAAACATAGAACCGAATACTTCTGTTGTTCTAAAAATACAACAATCAGTTCTATCATTAGAACAGCATTGTATATTATCACCAGATTCGCAAGTATTTTTTGTATTTATTTTTTCAAAAACATTACATTTATCAAACTGGTATTTTTTATCACATCCATCTGAGCAAGGATGTAATGTAGGACTACTCGTCGGTGGATAAGAATAAAATTCTCTAATGCAACATTCTTCCGGAGAATCTGCACAACAATCCGTCCATTTCCAACATGACTCACAATTAGTGTATATATTTATTCTCTCTTCTGGATGACAACTTATAGTATAATTTGGTGAATAATTATAATTATCCATATAATATATACACCATTGGTTATAATATTTATTTTTTTTTCCAATACACATTTCATCTGTTAAACAAGTATCCATATTTACATTTTATATGCAACAAAAAATAATTGTATTGATTCAATTTTATATACAATTATTTTTCAATATTAAATCAAAATACTTAAATAAGTTCTAGATCCTTTAAATGCCAATACTCAGAAGTATTGTTGGGAAGAGGTCGTCTAATAATGACAGGAATTTTTTTCTCTTCAAGTTCTTTGAGAGCAATTAAATAACCATCAATTACTGGATGTTCCAGTGTAATCATAGGTTTGGCACCATTATTAATTTGCTTTGCTCTTAGTCCAAGAATCTTTGTTTTCTCAAACTTTGTTAAGATTGGAACTGTTTTATGTAAATCATCTACAACAATATTATCTTTATTGCGTTGAACCTTTGCTAAAGCATAAATTTCATTATAATTATTGACTTCAGTTTCAGGGTGAAATTCTAAAATATAATTATCTCTAATTTCTTTATCGAATTTTTGCAAATAATCAGTGTCTTCTTCTTCATCGTCGTCTGATTCATAGTCTGAATCATTTTTTTCAAACATGGTAGGAATTTCAATTTGTGTTTCTTGTATTTTTTCAATTTTTTTATTCTTTAACGATTTTTTTACTGACTTATTTTCAGGTTGGTCAATAAATTCAGCTTCAGGATCAACGCTAATATCTGTATCGCTTTCATTTCCATCATCGTCAATATCTGTATCGCTTTCATTTCCAACATCAACCTCAGGATCAACATCAGCATCATCATCAGCATCATCAGCATCATCAGCATCAGCATCAGCATCAACATTGAAATCATCAATTAATTCTCCATCAGAATCATACTCTTTATCAATAGAATCTGTTTTTTTTGTTGTTTTAATTATTGGGTTACTAATAGAACCTTCGTCGTCAGAAACTTCAATATCATTCTTTTCATTTTCGGACATTTCTAAATCACTCATTACTATAATAATATAAGATAATTACTTTTTAAATAAAGGTTCAATTTTTATTTAAAAAAATACATTATATTATTCTTATTCTTATGTGTAAATATATAGTTTAATTATTTTTTTCAGTTTTCCATACAGTGTCACATTTGGCACACAAGTATATATATGACATATTCACATCATCGTAACGAATATAAATAACTTCCCTATGCGCATCTTCATTTTTATTACTAGAGCATTCGTTGTTAGGACATTTAATCGTATTAATTCTTGGTAAAGTCGGGTCTAATTTTGTAAACTCATTGATAATATGATTATATTTTTGTTCCCCTTTTTTTAGATGTGTTTTTGAAACACATATATTGTTTTTTGTTAGATTATCGTCTTCATTACCACAATTTCTACAGTAGTATACTAGATCATTTTCATCTTCAGAAGATATTCTGATGTAATACATATTGTTGCATTTATCACAAAAGTGCATGTTG